TTCATCAAACGAATCGGACAAGACGAAGAATCAGCACAACTTGCAACTAGATTATTATCAAAAATTAAAGATAGCAACTAGTCAACCTGGAGGTTTTGCAATGATGTCAAGTAACTTTACCTGGCAGTTTCCAAAGCACTTGCAATATCTAAACTCTAAATTACTTCAAGTTGCTAGTGGTAAGATAAAAAGATTACTTATCAATATGCCACCTCAACATGGAAAATCAGAGTTTACATCCAAGTATTTTCCTGCATGGTATTTAGCAACACATCCACAAAATAAACTTATATTAGCAAGTTATGAAACATCCTTTGCAGTTTCATGGGGTAGAAAAGCAAAAGAGGTTTTTGATGAATATGTGCCTAAAATATATGGTGTTAAAAGAAACCCATTCATAAATGTTCAGGGTAACTGGGAAACAGAACAAGGTGGTTCTATGTATTGTGTTGGTGTTGGTGGAGGTATTACAGGTAGAGGTGCAAATGTATTTATTATTGATGACCCAGTAAAAAACAATGAACAAGCAATGAGTACGGTCTATAGAGATAAAACACTTGATTGGTTTCAATCAGTAGCAACAACTAGATTAGCACCTGAATCTTCTATTATTATTATTATGACTAGATGGCATGTAGATGATTTAGCAGGTAGGTTATTAAAACAAGCTGAATTAGATGGTGATAAATGGGAAGTAGTTAATTTACCAGCACTTGCTGAACCTATGGACCCTTTAGGTAGAGAAGTGGGTGAAGCATTGTGGGAGTCCAGGTATTCAAAGAAAATACTAGAAGAAAGAAAAAGAGCTGTGGGTGATTTTTGGTGGCAGGCAATGTATCAACAAAAACCATTTATAAAAGGTGGAAAGGTATTTAAGGACCCAGTATTTTATGACAAATTACCTGAAGGTGGTAAAACAATAATAGCTGTTGATTTTGCTTACTCTACAAAAACATATTCTGATTTTTCTGTTGCAGGGGTTGCAAAGTATTTTGATAATAAAATATATATTATGGATATGTGGAGAGGTCAGGTAGAAGCTACTCATTTTGCTAGTATTATTAAACAATATCAAGATACTTATGAATCACCAATTTATGCCTATATCGGTGGTACAGAAAAGGGTATAGTAGATTTCATGAGAAAAGAACATAACTTGAATATTATATCAAGACCTGCTAGAAACGATAAGTTTGTAAGAGCACAACCAGTTGCATCTGCATGGAATGATGGTAGAATACTTATTCCGAAGAATAAAAGTTTTACAAATATGTTCTTACAGGAGATTATGAGTTTTACAGGAGTAAGTGATTTACATGATGACCAAGTTGATGTTTTATCCACATTATATGATTGCTTACAAACAACAAAGAAACCTTTGTGGAGGGTAACATAGATGGGAATATTAGATAATATTAGAAATGCTTTCACTACAGAAAAGAAAGATGAAAAAGAAAAAAAAGAAGCTCCAATAGTTTATTACAATAGTTTAGGAACAGATGTCACTTATAAAGCTAGATATGATCAATTAGCACAAGAGGGTTATCAACAAAACGCAATAGTATATAGATGTATAAATGAAATTGCAAATAGTGCTAGTAGAGTTGAAATAAATTTATTTAGGGGTGATCAAGAATTAGATGAACATCCATTATTAGACTTGTTATACAATCCAAGTCCAATGTGTTCACAAGTAGAATTTTTTCAGGCAGTATATGCCTACTTACAGATTTCAGGCAATAGTTATATTTTAGGTGTAGGTGCTGATAATACTTCACCAACAGAATTATATAATTTAAGACCTGATAGAGTTAGAATAAAAGCTGGACAAAGAGCAACACCTCAATCTTATCAATATATTATTGGTGGACAAGTTGTTGAAAACTATGAGGTAGATCAAGCTACAGGTAAATCAAGAATAAAACATATTAAATTATTTAACCCATTAGATGACTTTTATGGAATGTCACCTATTATGTCATCAAGTATTGATATTGACCAACACAACCTTGCAAATAAACATAATGTAAATTTATTACAAAATGGTGCAAGACCAAGTGGTGCAGTTGTATTTAAACCAAAAGATGAAACAGGAGCACAGATACAATTATCAGATGTACAAAGAAGTCAATTAGTAAATGATCTTAACCAAAGGTTTTCAGGTACTGGTAATGCAGGAAAGCCAATGTTGTTAGAGGGTGATTTTGATTGGAAAGAAATGGGACTATCACCAAAGGATATGGACTTTACACAACTAAAACACATGAGTGCAAAAGATATTGCATTAGTTTTTGGTGTACCAAGTCAGATAATAGGTATTCCTGATTCACAAACTTATTCAAATTTTTCAGAAGCTAAACTTGCATTGTATAATGAAACAATCATACCTTTATTAGATAGGGTACAATCAGATTTAAATGAATGGCTTACACCTCAATTCGGTGAAGATTTAGAATTAAGATATAATATAGATTCAATACCAGCTATGGCAGAACAAAGACGAAGAGTCTTTGAATCAGTAACTGCTGGTGTACAAAATGGTATTTTAACAAGAAATGAAGCAAGGGAACAACTAGGTTATGAAACAATAAATGGTGCTGATAGTTTATTAGTACCAGCAACATTGATGCCTTTAAATGTAGCAGGTGATGAATCACAACCACCAGCATCAGAGGAAATAGAAAAAGAACCTGAAGAAGAAGTTATTGAAACAGATCCTGATGCACCAGTTGAAGTACCTGATGAAAAAAATGATTTAACAAACTTTCCAACTAGAGGTGATAACAAAAAAATAACATTAAGAAATAGTCAGTATCCACAATTTGATTACAATTTTGCTTTGAATGTAAAAAATGATAACAATAAAGTATGGCGTGCTGGTGGGAACATCAGAGGGAATGAGGCATTCATGTTATGGGGTAGAGCAAGAGAGGGTTCAGATTCAAAAGGTGTAACTGATTGGATAAAAGAAAGAGAAGCATGGATTGCTAGACATTTTAGAGATGGTCGTCAATTTAGAAGTGGTAGTAAAGAACCTACACTATCGAGTATTGCTGGTGTTGTTGCACAAATGAAGTGGGGAACAATAGGTGTATTAGGTAAACAAGGAATGAAAGATGTAATACTTGAAGTAATTAAAAAAGAAGAGGGTAGAAAAAACTATGATGATCTAATTGAGTTTGAAGCGACACAAGAATTTGATGAAGAAAAACAATTATCAGCTAGAGTAAAAGCTGCACTTAAAAAGAAAGTTGATGATCATAATGAAAAGCATGGAGATAAAAAAGGCAAAAGAGTAACATTAAGAATGTTAGGAGCTGTATTCAGAAGAGGTGTAGGTGCTTACAGAAATAACCCAGCATCTGTAAGACCAGGTGTAAGGAGTGAAGATCAGTGGGCTTACGCTAGAGTTAATGCGTTTCTTTTTGCTGTAAGAACAGGAAGATTTCAGGGTGGTAAATTTGACCTAGACTTATTACCAAGTGGACATCCACTAAAAGCATGAGGTCAGAATGTACGAAAAAGTTACATCAAGATTATTTATAGAAAAAGATACAGATGACAATCATGAGGTTGTTGTTAAAATCGGTCCAGTTGTATCAGAAGTTGATGCAGTAAATATTGCAACTTATATTTATATTACACAAAATATTGATATATCAGAAGTAATAAGACCACATAACACTACACTTCACTAATGATATACAGAGAAAGTCAGTTAAGAATATTTAAGAATGTTCAAAGAAGAGAATGGTTAAGACAAAATAGATTAAGAGAACCATTTATTAGACAATGGAGACAAAGACTCAAAGGTTATTTTATAAATTTAGGTAATAGTTTAAAAGAAGATTATGCTTATGGCTCAAATGTTCTTGTAGATTTAAGAATAAATGAATCAGCAAAAGTATTAAGAAACATTATGAGAGTGCAATATATAATGGTTGCAAATGCTTTTAAAAACTATTTTTTAGACAGAACACAGAATGTAAAGGATTTTGATACAGAATTTGAAACAAGATTAGATACATATATTGAAAATAATGTTGGAACTTTAGTAACAAATATTAATGAAAACACTAGAAATAAAATACAATCTGTGATAGGAGATAGTTTTGATACTGGTCAATCAATTCCTGAAACAGGAAATGCTTTGAGAAATACTTTAATTGGTATGGGAGTTTACAGGGCAAATTTGATTGCTAGAACAGAAGTACATAGAACAGCTAGTTTTGCCAATGAGATTGCGGCAGAGAGTATGGGTATAGCTGGTACTAAAAAAGAGTGGGTTGCTGTTAGAGATGCAAGAACTAGGGTAGCACACTTAATTGCAAGTGGTCAAAAGGTAGGTTTAGAGGAACCTTTCATTGTAGGTGGTGAGCGATTAAAATATCCAGGTGATCCAGCAGGTTCACCAGGAAACACTATAAATTGTCGTTGCGTATCTATTTACACAACGCCTGATTTCTTGTAGAGGTAGTATTATGGAATATTTATTAATTTTTATTATTGGTTTTGCGGCTGGTTATTATGTAGGCGAAAGATATGATATTAGAGATTTTTTTATAGATTCATGGGATTGGATTAAAAAAAATATAATATTAAAGTTTTACAAATAATGCCATTAGTCAAACCAAGAAATAAAGAAAAGAGAGAAGATTTTTTAGAAAGATGTATGGGAGATAAAACATCTATTGATGATTTCCCAGGCAGAGGTCAAAGATTTGCAGTTTGTAATGCGCTATATAATAGGAGAGATAAAAAGGAGGAAAATTCTATGGAAGATATAAAAGGAATGGCAGAAGCCATCAAATCACTCACAGGTGTTATAGAAAAAGGTTATCATAAAAAACCAAAAGATAAATCATATCATGATGATGATGATGATAAAATGGGTCATGAAGAGGATGATAAAAATCCAAAGATGGGTCATGGTGATGATGAAGATAAACCAAAAGGTTCACATAAAGACAAAGATGTTTTTTCAACAGAAGATGAAGCTAGAGCAAGAGCAAAAGAAATTGGTTGTGTAGGAATACACTCACACATGGACAATGGTAAAAGAATTTATATGCCTTGTGCTACACATGATGCTTATGATGAAGCTATGAAAGATAAAGGAGCTCATAAACCTGATGAAGAAAAACCAGGAAAACCAAAAGATGAATTAGAGGAAATGGGTATGCACAAAAAACCTGTTAAGTCAGTTTGTGTATGTCATGATGATGGTAAGTGTCAATGTGATACAGAAATTAAGAAAATAGTTTTTGAATCAGAAGTAAAGTCAGAAGATAATGGTATCTTTACAGGTTATGGTTCAATATTTGGTAATGAAGATCAAGGTAATGATATTGTACAAAAAGGTGCATTCACAAAATCTTTACAAGAAAGACCAGCATCAAAAGTTAAAATGTTATTTCAACATAAAACAGATGAACCTATTGGAGTCTTTGAAGAAATTTATGAAGATCAAAAAGGTTTATTTGTAAAAGGCAAACTAGCTTTAGGCACACAAAAAGGTAGAGAAACTTATGAACTACTAAAAATTGGTGCTTTAGATGGTATGTCAATAGGATTTAAAGCTGATCCACAAAAACAAGGATACAATGAAAACAAAAGAGGTATTAGAACTCTTAAAGAAGTTGACTTGATGGAAATCAGTTTAGTTACCTTTCCAATGAATGAAAATGCTGTAGTAGAATCAGTAAAAGGTAATGGAAAAAGTATTCGTGAATGGGAAGACATCTTACGAGAGGTAGGAGGTCTGTCACGAACAGAGAGTAAAATAGGAGCTAAGTCTTTATATAAATCTCTAAATCAGCGAGAGGCTGATAGTAAACAGGAGTTAGTAACTTTACTTCATAAAGTTGCTGACATAATTAAAACAACCAAATAGGAGAAAACCAATGGTAGATAATGAAGTAAAATCAGCTATTGAATCTCTAGGTAAAACATTTGAAGCTTTCAAAGAAACGCATCAGCAAGAACTTGCACAAATTAAAAAGTCAGGTTCAGCAGATCCGATTACATCAGAAAAGTTATCAAAAATTGAAAAAGATTTAGATAAGTTAGAAGATGTTAATCAAGCTGTTACGAAACAAAAGTTAGCACAAGATGAAACAGCCGAGAGAGTC